TGGAGATCGCCGACGATGGGAGCCCCGTTATTGTAGTTCACCTCTCAGATGGTGAAACCGTAACCTATAATGATTCGGACGAAATGTACGATGCGTTATCAAAAGAAGAATACTAAGCATGAATGGACTAACAACATAAAAGGAGATCCGAAAATGAAGATTACAAAACAACAACTTAAACAACTTATCAAAGAAGAGATAGGGAATACCATAAATGAATGGGAAAGCGAGTCAGGCGCCACAAACCGAATGATGAAACAAGGGCAGAATAAGCGCTTCACGGGCGGGCAAATTGACATTGATCCTTTGTCCGATGAAGAGCAGACAGCCAGTTCAGAAGCATACTACGAGTTGTTTGAGTTCCTTGCGGATTCTAATCTCCCCGGCAGTAAGCCTTCAGAGAAGCTGCAATATGCACTTCGCTGGATTGCCAAGTTTGAGCAAGGAAGCGACGGAGATGCTTTTGGCGCCATGCTCCGTGCTAAGGAAGACGCCGAGGCGCGAGCGCGACCAGAAGAAAAAGAATATGACCCGGCAGATTCACCGTTTACGCGCCCAAAAGCCGCGCGGTATAGATAACAGGAATAGACTACCAAAATGAAGATCACAAAATCACAACTTAAAGAAGTTATCCGAGAGAATTTAGAATCACTGCCGATTGAGAACTTAATTGGCGGAATCAGCAGTCTTGTCGACGGAATGGATCCAGAGTTAGTGGGTGTTGTGTTCACCACCGTCTTTAAAGAGATGGAGGGTGGAGCACCACCAGAGTCAGGTGAAGAGCCGGACGGCGCCCCCCAAATTGGTTTCGATAGAGAACCAGAAGAAATATCTAACAAGGCACCCGAGTCCATCGGTTTTGAAGAAAACTTGGTGAGAATAATCAAAGAAGAGATAAATTCAGATTCCGCGCTTTTGGCTGCGATCAACAAATTAGCAGATAAGATTGATAACTTGGATGTTAGCGTTGACTATCTAGCAGCCTCTGTGACGGGAGACGATCCTCTTGCACTTGGGTATGGACAGGCAGCTTTTGGTAGAGCCGCGCGCAAGAAGAAGATCAAACCGCCCGCAGAGTTAGCCGAGATTATTGAACAAGAGATCGAGGAGGTATCTTCTGAAAAACAACGCCGCTGGGCATGCGCGCAAAAAGACAAGTCTGCCGGCGAAAGAGCAGATAGTTTATCTGCGGCAGAAGCAGAAGAGATGTGCACATCTAAAGTGGAAGAAGAAACTTGACCTGAAGAGGAAGGCTTAGTTTAAGCTAACAGTCGGAGAAAATGATGGAATATGTACAAGGCAAATTAGATAGATTGGTTGAGAAAATGATTTCTCGGAAGTTTCTCGTATGGTTAACCGCCACGGGACTTCTCGCATTCTCAGACCTACAGTCGGGCGACTGGGTGATCATCTCGGCAATTTATATTGGCGGTCAAACTGTCATCGATGGCATTGCTAAACTTAAGGGCACAATGTGAATTGGGCAGCATTAATTAAATTTGGTTTAAAGTATTGGCGTGAACTGCTGGTCGCAGCTTCCCTCCTTGCAGTTATAATTAAGACGCAGCTTGATTATCGTGCGCTTAATAAGGCGTACGAGATTTCGCAGCAAAGCCTTCAAGAGCAAGTAGAGGGTTTACAAAAGATTCATGAGGAAGAACTCAGAAAGCGCGATGCGGCTTTGAAGACTTACCGCGCAACTCTCGATGAGATTGAGAGGGGATTTATAGAATCCCAAGAAGAAATCGAAAGATTAAAAAAACAGAAAAGAGATCGTTTAGAGAAAAACTATTCATCGAACCCGGAGGATTTAGCCAATGAGATTGTCAATGCTTATGGCTTTGAGCACGCTTCTGAGTAGTCCGGCACTCGGCGCCGACAACGGAAGGTTTACCTTTTTGGGGAAAAATCAATGCGCACCATACGAGGGTGTCCTGTTCGATCCAAAAGCAACTGCTCACATTCTTGCCGACCGTTTCGCTCTAAATAACGATTGCGAGATAAGAGTGAAATATCAACTGGATATACAAGCAGCAGACTATGATCTACAATTACAAACTTTACAGATCCGTCATGACGCTCTCTTACAAGAATATGTTTTACGAATCGATTCGTTAGAACGTGAGAGCGATGCGCTGGCAAATGCTCTTAAAAAACAAAGTAAAAAGAACCCAGCACTTTGGGTAGTAATTGGAGCAGCATCCGGAGTAGCACTAAGCTACGGTGCGTATAAGGTGTTTAATGAGTGAAAAAGATTTAAATCAAGTTGCCGCCATCGAGCGCGCCATCGCCGCTAAATATGGTGAAGAAACCATTAAGAACCCTCGCTCCGATTGGGACGAGACTAAAGAAAAAGAGTATCTTCAACAAATGAAAGAACTCTATCGCCACACTTCTAAGAATAAAGAGTGGGAAGAAAAAGTCGACGTTAATGGGATAAAGGTTACAAAAAAACTACTTAATAGAGAATCTTTAAAAACTTGTCCTGTCTGCGGAAATTTTCCAAAGAGTGCAATGGATGATGTCTGTCTTATAAAATTTGATTGTTGCAATAATTGTTACATTAAATATGTAGAAGATAGAGAAGATAGATGGCAAAAAGGCTGGAGACCAAATGAAAATCAATAAATCACAACTTAAGCAAATTATTAGAGAATCGATTGCTGAGTCCGATATCGGATCAGCCGTCTCAAGTCTAGGCGGTACCGCAAAGACGACCGTCAAGAACCAAGCAGTGCAGAAGTTTATTGAGCAAGTGGGCACACGTCTATCGAAGGTCAGCCGCGCCGCCCAAGTAGAATTTTTAAAAGGCTTGATGCAAACGCTTAATATCGATGCATCGCTACTAACACAAGTGAAGACCGCTGTTCAGAAAGATCAAAGAGCTGCCGCTGCAGCACCACAAGGAGAACCCCAATAATGGCAACAGTTTACGAAATAGTTCAAGGCTTATCACAAGCCGCAGCAAACGCATATGATGGTGCGCTTGGAGAAGACCAAACTCCGTTGAAGACTGGAGTACTGCGCCGAGAAGAAGGCGATCCCCTCCTTGACGAGCGAGTCATGGATGGATTTAATGTGAAGTTTTACGGCGATATAATGTGCCTAAGCTATCAGTCAGAGATTCAGTTAAGAGAAGTCTACACAGGCGGCTTTGAAGAAGAGATCGAACAAAGAATTACCGACATTTCTGGATGGCTGAAGAAAGAATATAAGAAGATCACTGGAGAATCGATCAAGCTAACTAGAGATGGAGAAGTCGATGTCCGCGTCGAGAACTCTTCTAGGGTGCGCTCGTGGGTTGTCGCCAAGATGCACTATCGTGTAGGCGGGTTAGCCGAAGAGATGAACGATGATAACAGCGGCTCCACCAATCCCGTGGAAGCTAGTTGGAAAAAGTTTTTAGATCTGGGTGGTTGGAATGGCGAAGGTGGCAAACGCCCCGACAACGACAAAAGAAAGAAAGAGTAGACAATGAAATTCTCCAAGTCTCAACTTAAACAAATTATTAAAGAAGAGATCTTAATCGTTTTGGGCGAAGGTCACTATCATGATATGGGTGGAGAAGATGAAATGTACGATGTAATGGATCCACATGGATTTAAAGACATGGCAGACGACGAGCTTATCAGTATGATGCGTACAAATGGAATGGAAGAAATGATTGTTCTCGATGGCGAAGGTGGTCTAGCAAATCGTGAAGAAGTTATAGCAGCACTGAAAGATGTGGAATCATCAGAGGCTCCACCTAATATGTCATCGATGAGTTGGGAAGAAAAAGCCGCACTAATGGCAGACCGATAGGGAACCCATAATGAAAGATGTATGACATTCCAATTAGACAAAAAGCAACAAGTTAAAGAAATATTGAAGTGTGGAAAAGATCCAGCTTATTTCTTAAAGACCTACGCGAGAATCTCCCACCCGATGCACGGGCTAATCTTGTTTGATACGTATAGTTTCCAAGACGATCTTCTTAAAGATTTTAATGATTATCGCTTTAATGTTATTTTAAAAGCACGCCAGTTAGGGATCTCAACAATTACAGCTGGTTACATTGTTTGGTTAATGTTGTTTCACCGCGACAAATCAATTCTTGTCATGGCAACCAAATTTGCAACAGCGGGCAACTTGGTAAAAAAGGTTAAGGGCGTTATGCGCTGTCTTCCAGATTGGCTTAAAATCGCCACAATTGACGTGGATAACCGGACTTCCTTTGAGCTTTCTAACGGATCGTCCATTAAAGCAGCGTCTACCTCTGGCGACGCCGGTCGTTCTGAGGCACTATCGTTGCTTGTCCTCGATGAGGCTGCTCATATTGAAGGGCTCGAAGATCTGTGGACTGGTCTGTATCCCACACTATCAACCGGTGGACGATGCATCGCCCTTTCGACGCCTAACGGTGTCGGCAATTGGTTTCATAAAACATGTATGGATGCTGAATCGGGCGCCAACAACTTTAATATGACCACCCTGCAATGGGAGGTCCATCCAGACCGCGACGAAGTTTGGTATAAAAAAGAAACCAAGAACATGTCCAAGCGCCAGATTGCGCAGGAACTTGAGTGCAATTTCAATACATCAGGCGAGACTGTTATAGATCCTGGTTGCATGAAGTATCTTCTGGGGAATGTTAAGGAACCAAAACATAGAACCGGCTTTGACCGCAATTTTTGGATTTGGGAAGAGTTTGACCCCACATGCAATTATCTTGCGGTGGCAGATGTTTCGCGAGGAGACGGCGCCGACTACTCAACATTACACGTGATTAAATTAGAGACGCTGGAAATCGTGGGCGAGTATCAAGGGAAGCCAACGCCCGATATGTATGCAAACTTCTTGAATCAAGTAGGGAGAGAATTTGGAAATGCGATGCTTGTAGTGGAGAACAACAACATCGGTTACACAGTTCTCGACAAACTCATCGAATACGCTTATCCAAATTTGTACTACTCTATTAAGTCTACACATGAGTATATAGAGCAGCATCAAGCGGAAGTTATAAACTCTGCCGTTGCCGGGTTCACCACATCAATGAAAACACGCCCCCTCATCATCGCAAAATTAGAGGAGTTTATCAGAAACAAACTAATTAAGATATACTCATCTCGCACCATTAACGAGATGAAAACTTTTATTTGGAAGAACGGCAAGCCACAAGCAATGAAAGGATATCATGATGATTTGATCATGGCTCTTGCGATTGCTTGCTGGGTGAGGGACACAGCATTGCAATCAAACGCACGAGACTTAAACTATCAAAAAGCCTTTGTGAATGCCATTGTTACTTCGACAACTTCTATGAACATGCAAATTAATGGACAACAGGGCTACAAAAAAGATAATATTTTTGATAAAATAGATGAAGCAAAAGAATTATACGATCAGTATAAATGGATTATTAAGTGAGGTTATAAATGGCTACCAACAACAGAAACAGATCAAGGGGAAAAAACCCAGCGAACGAAGACTCTAGTCTTTTTAAAGCGCTGACAAGATTATTCTCTGGACCAATCGTTAATTATCGGTCCCAATCCGGACGGAAGATCCGCCGGCAGCACATGGATAAGTACTCAGCGAGGTTTAAGTCTGCGTCGGGGCAACAGTTTAAGAAAGCCCTGTATAATCCTCTTGACACAATTGCCACCAATGCAATTGCAAATCAGCGCCGCTCCGAGCGATATGTTGATTTTGATCAGATGGAGTACACCCCAGAAATCGCATCCTCTATGGATATCTACGCCGACGAGATGACGACTTATTCAGACCTGCGCCCGATGCTTAACATCAAGTGCCCGAATGAAGAAATCAAAGCAGTTTTGGCTATTCTTTTTGACAACATTCTTAGCCTTCAATACAATCTTTTTGGCTGGTCGCGCACGATGTGCAAATATGGAGACTTCTTTCTCTATCTCGACATTGATGAGAAGTACGGTATCAAATCAGTTATCGCGCTCCCGTCTCAAGAAGTTGAGAGATTAGAGGGAGAAGACTCCACCAACCCCAACTATGTGCAATTTCAGTGGAACTCAGCCGGACTGACTTTTGAAAATTGGCAGGTTTGCCATTTCCGTATTCTTGGAAACGATAAGTATATTCCGTACGGTACCTCTATCCTTGAGCCAGCCCGCCGCATCTGGCGCCAACTGACGCTTATGGAAGATGCTATGATGGCGTATCGTGTTGTTCGTTCTTCTGAGCGCCGCGTGTTCAAAATTGATGTAGGTTCGATCCCCCCACAAGACGTCGAACAATATATGCAAAAGATTGTAACGCAACTCAAGCGACACTCGGTAATAGATCCAAGCACCGGTAGAATGGACCTTCGTTATAATCCGATGAGTATCGAAGAAGATTACTTTATTCCAGTACGCGCTGGCTCTGTCACCGACATTCAAAGTTTAGCCGGTGCACAGAACATTACACAGATTGACGATATTAAGTATCTTCGCGACAAACTGTTCTCTGCGTTAAAGATTCCCCAGGCATATCTTGCCATGGGCGAAGGCGCAGCAGAAGACAAAACCACGTTAGCACAGAAAGACATTCGATTCTCTCGCACAGTCCAGAGACTCCAGCGAGTTATTATTGCTGAGTTAGAGAAGATCTCCATTATTCATCTTTATACTTTGGGATTCCGCGGTGACGACTTGCTGAGCTTCAAACTGTCGCTTAACAATCCGTCTAAGATCGCAGAGCTTCAAGAGATAGAACACTGGAAGTCTAAGTTTGATATCGCCGGCACAGCTACTGAGGGTTATTTCTCTCGTCGTTGGGTTGCCGATAACATCTTTGGCTTGTCCCACGAAGAATTCGCGCGCAACCAGAAAGAAATGTATTATGACCGCCAGCACGATGCAGCGCTCCAAGCAGTCGCTGAAGGCGGCGAAGCTGCCGGCGGTGGCGGAGGTCTTGGCGGTGGA